TGAACTCTTGTGTTTGTATATCAAAAGAACCTAAGACTTCATCAAATTTCAAGAAATTAGTTCCATCGCCTACCTTGAAAGAAACATTTCCCAACCCAAGAAACCAATAGTTTTGATCAGTTATTCCTGAACTGTTTATTTTTAACCCTTTTAATCCACTTCCCAAATCACCAATTCTAAGACCCGATGATACACTTCCAACAAGTATTCTTTCATTTGCACTGTCAATGACTAGATTTGTGGTGTTTAAATTAAATGTATCAGTCTGTATGTCAAAAGAAGTCCCATTGAATGACAAAAAGTTTGTATCATCCCCCACCTTGAATGTGTTGCTTGTTAATTCAGCAAGCGTGTTAATGGGATCAGTACTTCCATCCTTCAGGAACAAACCTTGATCAGTAACAAGTATGTGTTCATTTAGATTTCTACCCGCAAAGAACCCAAACTTTTCTGAACTTAGTCCTGAATATCCATTCAGATCTCCGAATGCAACCCTTGTCTTGTCAGGGCTTAAAAATCCATCATGATCAATGATATCAGTTTGCAATCTCATGATCAGCTTGTCAGTCTTTCTGTCCACATTTCTATACATGATTGATTGTCTGTCTGTATCAGAAGTGTTTCCAATAGCAACAATCATGTCACCTTTTTGCAGGCTTGATGCAGTTCCATCAACATCAATGGTTGTGATCACATTTCCTGAAATGTTTGTGATCTGTCCTTTGTAGCTTCTAACAATCTGAACAGGATCAACACCATCATTTTCAAAGTTCTTGTTGATATCTACCACCTGAACCCTGATCAGGTCATCATTTTTGAATGAAGTTGAATTTGTTCCATCCTTCATCTGCAAAGTGATCTGATTTGTTGTTGAACTTTCAACAATACCTGTGGCAATGGTCAAGACCTCAGTTCCACCAATGGTTGATATCTGCTTTGCAATAAATTCAAAGACTGTCAATGCACCTCTTACAAGAACATTTCCAAATTCCGCATCACCATCTGACTTGATCTGATATCCCTGTCCACCAAATGTTGCAATGAACCCATCATCCTGAACATCTGCCTGTGTTGTCAAAGTACCCTGAAGATTCATTGTACTATTGAAATCAGCTTCACCATTCAGTGTCAATGATCCACCAACAGTAGCATTGTTCGTGACATCTAATGTATTAAATGTGACACCGTCAGAAGTCTGAACATCTTGGTTCATAGCATACAATTCATTGTCACCCTGACCTGTGTTCAGTGTTGGTGCATCTAATGTGCCTGAAATAGTTGCATTTCCTGATACATCAAGACTTGAAAGACTTGAAGTGCCTGACACAGTAAGACTTGTCAATGTGGTAGAACCTGTGACATCCAATGTTGTTCCTATTGTTGCACTTGTTCCTACTTCAAGATATGTATCACTTTTCAGGTAAGATCCTGCATGAATGTGTTGGTCTGCATTGATACCATTGTCAACATCTAAACTTGTTCCAATGAACACAGGATTGTTGAACTTTTCTTCGCTTGTAGCCCAAAAAACTTCAGGTGTTAAAGCATCCCAAACAATACTTGTTGTATCTATTTCATCAGTGAAAATGATTCCATCACTTGTGATGTTGTTGAATGTAACATCATCAGATGATCCAAGACCAAGATTTGTTCTTGAAGTTGATGCACTTGCTACATCTGAAAGGTTGTTTGATATCTTCAGAAATTCATTTGAAGGAACTGTGCTTCCTGTTGTTGATCCTGAAACGCTTCCTGAATATCCACCTTCACCATTTGTGAAGTATATTGCAGTGAATGAATCATCTGATGCACTAACATCTGAAGGTCTTTCAACATTGAATTCACCAAGATTTGCTGACCATTGATAGGTCTTTGAATCCCATGATCCACCAAAGAAAAAGAAGGTACTTGAATCATATGATATGATGTCATCGGGTTCATATTCACCATATAAAACTGATCTGATTGATCTTTTCTGTGTTCTCCTAATATCTAACACTTCACGAAGAAGAAGTTCTGCATGACTTGTTTCTGTTGAATCGTATGTCCTTTTGAAGTTTGCAAGTATATCATTTGAACTATCCTTCAGTGTTGCAAGACTTGCCAATGGCAGTCCTGATCCAAAGTAGTATGTCCCAAAATTGTATTCTTCTGAATATGACAAAGAAGATTCAAGAATATATTCAATGTAAGTTGAAGAACCTTCCACTGTATCTGAATACTGCAAGTTGAATATCAGATCCCTGACATACATATATTCAAATTGTGGGATTGCACCACGTGGTTGAATCTTTACGGTCAACACACCACTTGCACCAATTGGAATTGGATCTGTTACAATTGTAAGACCTTGATTTTTGTGAACATAGTTTCCATTTCCATCAGTTGTTGAAAAAGTATCTTCAACAGATATTTCAATTGTTGGTGTTCCTGTTTCTGTCCATTCAGATCCATCAAAGTAAAATGTGCCACACTGAATCGTTACATCTCCAATCACAGTGTTCCCACCAAGATCAGTACCACCTGATGTGTTCCTTCCCAACCAAGTTGTGAATTCAAGTGTCAGATTGCCTGTTCCATCAGCTTCCCAATTCTGTGATCTTGTCAGTGCATCGGTATTTGGAAACCAATATTCCCTGTTGAATTTTATTCCTTGATAAATGGAATCATGTTGAAGTTTTGATTCAACCTTTTTTAATCCTGCAAAGAAAGTGTTTGAACTTGATCCAAACAGACGAAGATCACCACTGTTTGCAGTTGTAGATCCAAGTGTGTATGTCAGATCTTTGGATTGGAATGTGCCTGTGTAATCATATACAAATCTTCTGACTGATGATGGTGTATTGAATGCTGAAATTTGTATCAAATTCCACACACCATTTGCCTGTCTTAACACTGCACCATAGGTTGTCAACATCCATTTCAGTGCTTCAAGATTTGAAATTGGTCTGTCATCTTCATCATCATTTCTTCCAAACCTTCTCAGTCTTTCCTTTTCGTGATAGACCTGACCAAATATGTCATCAGTTGCAGTCAGTTCATTTGTTTCAGTCCAACAACTGTATGATATGATGTTGATCTGATAATCAAGTACACCCAAAATGTCTGCTATAATTTCAATAGCTGATTCACTGCCTGTTGTCAATGCATAATCGCCAACAATGTCAAGATCCTTTGCAACTAATGAAGCAGACTGATTCCCAAAGTTTTCTTCAGATATAGCAATCAAATCAGGAACAAGAAGTCCTGTCCAAATCACAGACCCATCCTTTTTTAAAACAACTTTCCAATCACCAATTTCTGAATCTGCAATCCCTTCAATGATGTTTCTTTGTGTCTGATCTTCAATCCTGATGTTTCCTGTACAGGATGACTTCTGAATGTAGTTTATTTTCCGAAGTGATGACTGATCATAGTTTCTTTGAATGTTGATCCCTGTCCATTCTGTGGATGAACCAACATACCCATCTTCATACAATTCCCATCTGTATGTGTATTCTGTTGTTGTGACAATTTTTTTGTCAACAAAGAAGTATTTCAGACCATATGCCATCTATCTGTCCAAAGTGTAATTTGCTTCAGACAAGGCAAGAACAAGATCATTTCCACTGATTCTGAATTCACCACCAAGTCTGATGTTTTGTTGTGATGACCCACCACCCCCTTTCATCAATGAATTTATCATGCCACTTGATACAACTGTTCCTGATGTATTTGGAACAAACATTTCCATTCCTTGTTCCCCAACCATGTATGGTGTGTCTTGTCTAACCATGCCACCTGTTCTTCTTTTCCCAATCTTATCAAAGATACCTTTTGCAAGATCACCTGTTGTTGATACTGTACCAAGACCAAGCATCTTGCCAATGGCAGAAATGATCATCAGTTTTGCAAGTTCTGCAAGTGCTTCCTTGACAAATCCTTTGACTGCATCACCCATGTTCCGAAGTGATTTCTTGAATACGTTTTCCCTTGCCTGTGCAATCTGTGTTTCTGTGTCAAGAAGTTCTTGGTTCAATAATGCCATACGAAGATTGTATTCTTCTCTTTCAATCTCTTGATTCTTCAGACTTTGTTCCAATGCAAGTTGTTGCTCTTCAAGTGACATCTTGCGAAGTTCCAATTCTTGTGTGTTAAAATTCTTCACACCCATCAATGCATTGAAGAAACCATTCAGTGTTGCATCAACAAATCCCTTGACTGCATTTTCCCCAAAGTCCATCATCACATTTCCAAATGTGGTGGCTTCCCTTGAAAGTTGTCTGATCTGTGCTTGTAGCTTTTCAATCTGCTTCTGATATGCCTGAATCATTGATGGATCAGTTGCCCTTTCTTGAAGGTTGCTGAATTCCCTGATATTTTCATTCAAACCACCAAAAGATCCTGCAACACCACTGACATTCAACCCTGCATCCAAGTCAAGATTTGCAAGTTCTGTTGTCAATTCAACTGTTTCTTTTACAATGAAACCTGCTTCACCTGCTTTCTTTGTGAAATCAATGATTGATCTTTCAAATGATCCTTCACCTGCAAATGCACCAACAGGAACAATTTCAACTTCAATAACAGGTTTTTTTTCAATATCCAACATTTCACCCAAAGTGGGCAGTTGTATGTCAACCAATTCTTCATCAATCAAAATTGGTTCGGGTTCAACTGCTCCAACAGATTGTCTTGCTCTTGTAGTCATGACATCTGCTTCCATCTTGATCCTTGTTTCCAGTGTGATTGGCTTGAAACCAAACTTCACAAATTCTTCAAAGTTCTTCTTGATGTTTTGAAAACCTAATTTAAATCTGTTCACAGACTTGTTGATTGCATCTTTTGCTGAATCAGGAAGGAAAGCAAATGCAGTTCTAAGTGATTGAAACAGAACAATTGCACCTGCCACATATGGATTCATTCTTCCAATTGCTTTCCCAATTAAGGCAAAAGCAGGAACTGCAACTTTCTTGATGGTCAAAAATGAACTGATCAAAATACTTAGTCCAACCATCAATGGTGCAGTGACACCAAGTGCAACTGCAATCTTTGTGATGGCAGATCTTGTTTCTTCAGACATATTTGAAAAGGCATCAGCCACACCTTTCACTGAATCAATTCCTTCTTTTAATACAGGGAGAATATCTTGACCAAATGTGATTCCGATATCTTTCAGGTTGCCAACAAGAATACCAACCTGTGATGCAAATGTTTCATATCTCTTTTGTGCTTCATCAGTCAATGCAGTGTTTTCAATGAATGCTTGATCAGCAACATCAAATGCCTGATCTAATTGATCAAGATTGGAAATGACCTTTCCAAATTCTCTTTGAAGTCTTTGATCTGCAAGACCCAACTGATCAAGAACCATTGTTGTTGACTGTCCATCTTCTTGAATCCTTTTTAGACCTGCCAAGAATTGAACGATTGCACCACCTGCATCATCCCTGAATGATTGTGAAAATGCTTCAACAGTCATGCTTGCAGTTTCTGCAAACACTGCAAGATCTTCATTGCCTGTCAACACTGCATCCCTGATTGTGAATGCAGTCTTTTGGAATGCAGTTGCTGATGCTTCCACGTTACCACCTGATGAAGCAATGGCAGTTGCAAAGGCAAGAACATCTGATTCAGACAATTTCAATGCACTTCCAAAACTTGCAAGAGAAGTCCCAATCATAATGATTTCAGATTCTGTTGAAGCAAAATTGTTCCCAAGTGCAACAATTGCTGAACCCAAGTTTGAAACATCAGACTGTGCAGTCCCCATGATGTTCATGAATCTTGCAATGGCAAGACTTGCTTCTTCACCTGAAACATTGGTTGTGTCACCCAACATTGCCATCACTTTTGTGAATTCAACAATGTCTTTTGACTTGACACCAAGTTGACCTGCAACACCTGCAAGTTTGTTCAGTTCATTGACAGATGTTGGAACTTCTTTGGCAAGTGATCGAATCCCTTTTTCAATGTCTGCAAATTCTGCATCAGTTGCATCGACTGTCTTCCTTATGTCAGCAAAGGATGATTCAAAGTCTGATGCTAACTTGACAACACCTGCACCAATTCCTGCCAATGGCAATGTCAGTCTTGTAGTAAGTGTCTTCCCTAATGCTCCAACATTCTTGCTGAACCTTTGAAGTGTGTGTTCAGCATCACCAATCCCTTTTGACAGATCTTTAATGTCTGCACCGATTTCAACAAATAGCTTTGCAATCATCGCTTTTTCCTTGCTTGTCTTTTCTTGGATTGGTTAAGTATATCCAAAACCTGATCTTTGGTCAACTTATCTTTTTTGATTTCATCAGAATCCAAAGGAAACATCTTTTGTGGTGTGATCTTCTTCCTTGTCTTGTTGTCAAGTCCTGAAAAGATACTGATCAGATATGCATTGTGCCTCATGACATCAAAGTCATGTTTCACATTGATTGCAAATGCTTGTGCCATCAGATTGAAGTCATACAATGTTGTTGACCTTATTTCATCAGGCTTCATGCCCATCCTAAATCCAAAGATCAGGATGTCATCAATGGTTTCTACTTTGTTGACACCACCTTTTGTGGTGTTGCCACGTTTCCCATTGATTCTTTCAGTAATTCAAAGACTTGATTCAAGACACTGAAGTCCATTGATCCAATCTGTTCAGAAGTCAGTTCTGTACCACCCGAAGAAGAAAGACATTGAATGAAAAGTTTGATGTTTGAAACCTTGTTCAAGGCTTCTTCCAAACCATCCAATCCAATGCCAACTTCATCAGTGAATGTTTCCAATGCATTCAGGTCGAATTTGAAGGCAATTTTCTTGCCATCAATGTTGATGTGTTTGATACCTTTCATATTAAGAAACTACAACTTCAGACAATGCACCTGTTCCTGTGAAAGAACCTGTAAGTGTTGCAGTATCTTCATTTGAAGCCACAATTGAAATTGAAGCACATGATGCAGTACCTTCATATGAAACACCTGTTGAACCACCTGCAAAACCTGCCAATGGTACAAATTCAATGTCCACACTTTCACGATTCAAGATGTGGTTCACTAAGTCCTGAACACCACCTGTTGTTCCTGTTTGAAAATCTGCAAGACCATCAAGATCCACAGACCAAGACTTTTGACCTTGTATGTGTTCTGCCCATCCTGCTGATCCTTTGTGGGATGCATCAGGAAGATCCATGTCAATGTTTAATGTACATGAAGTTGACAATGCATAAGGTACATTGCTATCACGTAGTAAGATTAAAGTTCCATTTATTGCTGACATAATTATGTAATTTTATGATGTTAAAGTTTAAACTTTGCAGAAAAGATATCAAAAAAATTTGAAACTGTCACTTTTCTTCAATAATGTGTCCAAATCTCAATTCTCTGATGTAGTATGTGAAAGTGCTTGTTCTTTCTTTTCTTGACACATCTGATTCAACAACTGATGTGATCACATTGAAATTTGTAAGATTAAAGGGAACAGGTCTTGTCCTGACTATTTGTTTGACCTGATTGACAACATTGTTGATCTTTGATCTTGTTCCTGTGTCAGAAGCAAA